AAATGCAAAAAGAAATGAAATCAAATATAGAATTGACGATAGCTAAATTAGAATTAAAACAGTTAGAGGTTATTGATAAATTGTCAGAGAAACATGATGATTATGTGATACGATGTATAACATGTCCAGATACAACAAATCTATTAGCAGTTAATGGTGATTGGGAGAAGGTTACTGGTTTTAAAGAAAAAATGTGTGTTGGTATTCCATTGAATGAGTTTGTATCTACAACAATTATTACATCATTAGTGGAAGATGATTTTGTTACCTATAGTTCTAATATGGTAATAAAAGATGGTTCATCAATAAATATAACTTGGAAGTCAAAACATTTCCCAGATATAAACTCAATAGTATCTATTGGAAGAATTAAAAGGTAGTATTTGACTTATTGAAATTAATTCGTTATACTTGTATAAAATACCAGGTATGATAAAAAAAGGAAAAGAAATTAAAATGGGAAAGACTTATACAAATTATAAAGTTAATGCGGGAACAGTAGATTCCAAAAACCCAACAAGTGTTTACATAAACATTTCAGCATGGGGAGAACCAACTGATGAGAACACAGACAGCTATGTAAGTGTTATTAGTTCACTAAAGAAAGAAGTTAAGCGATATATACATAACAACTTACCTCTAACGTTTAGTAAGAATAGAACAATAATAGATTTAGACATGAGAGAATCTGGCATTGCATTCGGTAAGAGAAGCTTTATGAGTTGTGAGATAACACTCTATCAAAGAACCCCAGATGGAGACATTTTAAGGTCCACAGAATTAAAAAAGGTTATGGGTGACGTAACTGATAAATTAGTCCGAGACGTATTCGATAAATATGAATCGTTCAAATTCCACAAAAAGAAAAACTAAACTAAAAGCCGAATCCCACTAGATTCGGTTTTTTTTATGTCTAGTAATGTATTTATAATAAAATTCTATAGATATGTCAAAGAGATTAAACGAAGATATTAAATTGCTTAAAGCTGGTCAAACTGGTTTCGGGTTCATGATTGAGCACGATGCTGGATACATTGACCCTAGCGATGCAAGAAACCAAGAGTTCGTAAACGAGGTTAAGAAAGTAGCTGGTGGTGGAATACCAATGATTGAACCATTGATAGTAACGGTAGTGTTGCAGAAGTGGGGTGTTAAGAATAGGAACGGTAGAATATACCCAGAAAGAATACTTAAGTCACAAGCAACAGCTTATAACGAGTTAATACAAAACAAATCAGCACTAGGTGAGGCTGACCATCCAGAATCATCAATTATTTCTATAGATAGAGTATCACACAATATTACAAGAATATGGTGGGAAGGTAAAACGCTTATGGGTGAGATGCAAATCAACACAACTAGAGGATTTATCGAAATGGGTATTTGTTCTACTAAAGGTGATGAGGTTGCTAACATGCTTAGACTTGGTTGGAGAATCGGAGTATCGTCTAGAGGTGTAGGAACACTAGAAGAGGATTATGAAGGCAATGCAATTGTACAAGATGATTTTGAAATCATTGGGTGGGATGTTGTTACGGCACCATCAACACCAGGTTCTTGGATATTTGCTAACAGCAAAGATGCTCAACCTTTTATGGAGTCTAGAATCATAGAAAATAAAGAACTAGATGAGGGATTAGACAATTTCTTATTAGACTAAAAATAAAAAAAATTAACTAAATATAAAAAAATCTGGCTTTTTGTGAGAATAGATTATATTTATTATCAAATGACATTGTTATTAATGTCAAACTAATAAAAAAGTGAAAACTTTTAACAAAACAAACAAAACTAAAATGGCTGAAAAGAAAAAATCAATTATTGATGAAGCGGTATTGGATGCGAAAAGAATCCAAGAAACTTTAAACGCCAACACAAAAGAAATACTTCGTTCGATTGCGAAAGAAGAAATTGATGACCTAGTGAAAGAATCTCTTAATGAGTTTGAAGAAGAAGATGTTGAAGATTTAGAAGTTGATACTGACGATGCAGAAATCGATACTGATGCGGAAGCACCAGTTGATGGAGTAGAAGATGTAGAGACAGATAACCCAATCGACAGCATTGGAGATGAAAGTGGTTTAGAAATGGGCGACTCCGAAGAAGGTGACTTAGCAATAGGTGACGAATCAGAAATGGATGCAGAAGCATCGTACGGAGACGAAATGGATATGACAGCTGCATCAGATGATGAAGTTATCGCAGTGTACAAGAAATTGACAGGTGATGATGAAATCCAAATCGTAAGTAACGAAAACGGTGATATCGAACTAACAGTAAACGAACCAGGTGAATTTGTGATTAAAGCAAATGCAAATGCTGGAGCGGAAGCTGAACCAGAAATGGGACTTGAACCAGAAATGGGGATGGAGCCAGAAATGGGACTTGAACCAGAGATGGGAACAGAACCAGAAATGGGTGGTGAAGAAGTTACAGAACTTCCAATGTCTGACCTTGAAGGGGCAGAAGAAGAGGAAGAAGAAACTTATGAAAGTTACGACATGAATGAAAATGAAGTTGTATACGAAATTGCAATAGATGAAATGGAAGACATTGATAGTGTTAAGGCTCCTGTAGGAAATGAAAATGACGACAACTGGGCTGGTGATAATCTAGAAGGTGGTTTTGACGATGAAGGTCAGAACGGAACTAAAGATGCTCATGGAGAACATATTATGGAAGATGAAGAAGCAATCGATGAAAAAATTCAAGTTGGTAAGGGACGTACTGTCGCTAACAACTCGACTGAAATCAAAGGTGCTGGTGGTAAAGCTAATAAAGTTAAAGCACCAAACGTAACTACTGAATACGTATCTAAAGCAGATTACGACAAATTACTAGCAGAAGCTAAGAACTTAAAAGGGAAGACAGTCGAAATGGCTACTACTCTTAAAGAACAAAGAGGGATGTTAAGTAAAGTGGTAGTGTTTAATACTAATCTTACAAATGTAACAAGATTATTTACTGAGCATTCAACAACTAAAGACGAAAAGAGAACAATCATCGAAAGATTTGATGAGGAAGTTTCAAGCATTCAAGAGTCTAAAAAACTATTCAAATCTATAGAAAAGGAATTAGGAAATAAAAAGCCAATGTCTGAATCAGTAGAAGGGAAATTTTCTAAGGAAAAATCAAGCAGTACTTCAAAATTAAACGAAAGCACAGCATACGTTGACCAAGGAACAAAAAGAATTATGGATTTAATCTCAAGAGTTGAGAATAAAGATAAATTCTAAATAAAACTAAAAACTAAATTAAAAATAAAATTATGTCACAATCACAATTATTAAATTCTGGACAAGTTGGGAACATTGGTTTAAACCACATGAAAGCTGTAAGAACGCAAACTCAACAAAAATGGAATTCTTTAGGATTCTTAGAAGGTCTTAAAGGTCACGTTAAGGAGAACATCGCTCAGTTATATGAGAACGAAGCTTCTTACCTATTAAACGAAGCTACTTCTGCGGCTGATTCATCTGGTTCTTTCGAAACAGTTGTATTCCCAATCGTAAGAAGAGTATTCTCTAAATTATTAGCTAATGATATCGTTTCTGTACAAGCTATGAACATGCCAATTGGTAAATTGTTCTTCTTCGTACCACAAACTTCATCTAGAGTTGATTCTGATGGAAATGCTGGAAACGTACACACTAACCCAATCTATTCTGCTCATACTTCAATGTCTGACCAAATGCCAGATTGCGTACAAGGTGTAGGTTGTAACCCAACTGTCTTCGAAGCTAAAAACTTATACGATATCTATTATAATGATGGATTATTCGATAACTCTAAAGGAACTGCTACTATTATGGTTGGTGTTACAGCAATTGTAACTATGGACTCTAATGGTGACTTTACTGATGTTGCTACTGTTGGTGCTTCACCAACTGCTACTGATGGTTCTTACAGAGCATTAAAAATGAGATTCTCTGGTTTCTCTTCTGCTGAAAAAGGTAGATTAACTGGACCAGATGGAAATCAAATGGATACAGAGTCTTTCTTAGCTTCGCTTAAGATTATTACAGCTGCTGCTATTCTTGACCAAGATGGGAACACTATCCTTGCTGCTGCAACGGAAGTACCATTTAGATTGGTTACTCAAAAATACGGTAAAGGTATTGTTACTTATGACAACATCTGTGATTCTTTAGGAGACGTATATGTTGAGTTAGACTTAACTCACCCAGTGAACGCAAACGGAACATCTACTGATGATGGTTATATTGGTGCTGGAAGTGGTGCTACTGCTTTAACTAGTGCAAACTTCGATGTATCTTGGGCTGAGTACGCTACATTAGAACTTGAAACTGAAATGGGAGAGGTATCTTTCAAATTGGATGAAGTTGTTGTTTCTGTAGAAGAAAGAAAATTAAGAGCAACATGGTCTCCAGAGTTAGCACAAGATGTTAGTGCATTCCACAACATTGATGCTGAAGCTGAATTAACGGCTATGTTATCTGAGCAAGTTGCTGCTGAAATCGATAGAGAAATCTTAAGAGATTTAAGAAAAGCTGCTGCATGGACTCTTAGATGGGATTACAACGGATGGAGAAAAGCTTCAACTGCTGCAAGTCCATATACACAAAAGGATTGGAATCAAACTTTAATTACTAAAGTTAACCAAATCTCTGCTGTGTTTAATGACCTTGAGTACTTCCACGTAAGTGATGCAAGTCCAGAGCAAGACCAATATAACATGGGTATAGAAAGAATCGGTTCACTTGGTGGAAGATTCCAAGTATACGCTGACCCTTACTCTCCATGGTACTCTATGATTATCGGACACAAAGGTAAATCGTTACTTGATACTGGATATATCTACGCACCGTACGTGCCGTTACAACTTACGCCTACAATGTACAATCCATTTAACTTCGCACCAGTGAAGGGGATTATGACAAGATACGCTAAGAAAGTTGTTAACAACAGATTCTACGGTCATGTTAGATGTGATGGTGTTCCTCACTTCAACCTTAATGAATTAAGATAATCTCTTATAAATTATATAAACAAAAAAGCTATCCTAACGGATGGCTTTTTTTGTTTTATATAACTACCAATCAAAAAGGAATTTATCTATTATTGGTCTATCTGGAAATTTTTTACCAATTACCAACCAAATTGTACCCCAAACCAATATTTCCAATGGGAAGGTTATAACAAGTACTGGTATAAATCCAATAAGTTTCACAAATCTTTTAAACATTAGTCTGCTTGTTTAACTAACGTGTAGACACCATAACGAATGTTATCACCAAATTTATTAACCCCATCAATCATCTCTTTAGAAATAACATGACCATCTTTCTTTAACGTAAAGATAGTTGCTGCTAATCTAGTGTTACCTAACGTATTGATTGCGTACCATGCTGAAATAGTTCTACCATTCTGCATTGCATCTAATACTCTTTGTTTGTGTGTTGTCTTTTTTGCCATAATTTTTGTTTTAGTTATTAAGAATACAAATATAAACATAATATTTCGATTAACCTAATTATTTGTAACTTATTTTTAATGTTCGTTCACATCTCCCATGTCTACTTGATTATATGGTATCTTAATTTGTGAATTATCTATTGGTTGGTTAGAATCGTGTATAAAGCTTCTAACTGCTCTACCGAAGTCCATGTCATTAGGATTCTTACTTGACAACTGCATAAGTGCTTTCATACACTCATTACTTAAAAAGATATCTGTTTCTTTACTCATAATTTTATTTATTTGTTGATTTATCCACTGTTACTGTTTTGATACCTTTACCTTCGAAATACTTAACACACGTCTCACATATGATTTTATTTCCCTTTGATGTAAATGCTAGTGCTATGTCGGAACCATTAGAGGTCCACTTAGAACCACAACACTTACATGTCTTTCTACCACGAGCAAGTTGAGGTCTCTCCGTGTATATCCTAATCCAATCTTCATTGGTACTGAAATTTACGTATATGTGGGTGATATCAATGTTAACTGTTGTAATCTCTTCCCACCCATTACTATTCTTAACTCGTCTCATACGACAAATATACAAATAAAAAACGGGAAATGCAATGCAAATCCCGTTTAGTATAGTTAACTTCTACAACTATAACGAAAAAACCCAAAAAAGTCAAACAATTTTGGGTTTTTATTTTAATTTAATTTTTGCAACACTAACAGTTGCAATTTTGTGTTGATGGTGGCCAGCTTATGCAACACTCACAG